AAATAATTACTTGCTGAATTTCCTAAAACAAAATTATTAGCATTACCAAATTGTAGTTCACCACCATTTGGAAGTCGTATAGCACCACCATTACCAGCTAATTCCATAGTAACTGCTGGGTTTGTAACTCCGATTCCTAATTTTCCAACGGCTGTTAGTCTCATTCTTTCAGCATTTTCTGTTTCAAAAACTAAATCATTATCATCTCCAGTTCTAACAGATGCAATAGATGCACCATTTGCATCTGAAGTATTATCAGTAGAATTTATAAATCTTATTCTTGAGCCTGTTCCTGATGCAGTAGCATTGTTTCTAATTTGTAAACTGTCATTAACAGAACCACTAGCTGTTGCAACAATTTCAAGATTGTGTGCTGGACTTGAAGTCCCGATTCCTACTTTGCCCGAACTATCTATACGCATACGTTCTGTATAAGAACTACCATTGATAAATTTTAAGTTACCATTAGCAGATGTACCAATGTTTAGGTCATTGCTTCCGTCTAATTCAATAGCTGTTCTATCTGTGCCACCACTATCTTTAAATCTTATTTCTTGATTGTTTTGTAATTGAATATTACCTGTTACTTCTATACCTGTTGAGGTTGTAGTTAATTTTTCGGCTGAATCATGCAGTAACGAAACTCTACCATCTTCAAAACTACGCAACATAAATTCATTGCCATCAGATTTTAAAAATCCTATTTCATTACTAAGAAACAATAAACGACCTGTACCTGCATCTTTAATAAAAGAATCAGAACCATCATGGTAGATTTGTAAATCTTGTGAATTACCAAACCTAATAGCATTATTATCTGGAATATTGACATCTGCAAATTGAGAAATGCCAGAGGCTACTATTGCATTATTAAAGGTAGCTTTTCCTGCATCTGACATATCAAGAGTTAGGGCATTTAAATAACTGCCACCGTCATTCCCTCTAAAAATAATATCTTTATCTTGTACAATGCTTATTATTTGTAAATCACTAGAACTGTTTTTTAATTGTGCAAACTCTGTACCACCATCTTTTAACTGAATTAAACCACCATCTGCATCAAGTACAATTTGTACTGCTGAGTCTAGTAACATGGTTCCACTTGATAAAGCTATGGTAGAACCATCAATAGTAAAGTTATCAACAACCACACCTGCATTAGCAGTTACTACTCCAGTAACACCTAGTGTACCAGCAACAGTTGCGTTCTCGTCAACGGTTAGGGTGTCAATTTTTGCTGTACCATCAATAAATAAATCTTGCCATTCTTTAGATGCACTACCTAAGTCAAAAGTACCGTCGTCATCAGGAGTAATATCGGATTCAATATCAGCACCAAAAACAACGTTATCTGTGTTAGCATCACCAAGAGTTAGAGTTCCACCATTTAAAGTTGAAAGACCGGTAACAGTTAGATTACCACCAACGTCTAAATTAGCACCTAGAGTAACGTCACCGTCTGCGTCCAGGAATACGGACCGCGCCGCGGGCATAGTACAAAATACTGTTTTTGTTCCAGCAGAAAAGTTAACGGCATTGTCACTGTTAGAACTGGCATATACCGTAGTACGCGTAAGATCAGAACTGTCACCGTCTAGTGTGCCAAGACCTACTTCAAATTCATCTGCAGTGGAGTGAAAGATTGCATAGTAAGTAGTATTAGAATTACCAATACCTGCAGCAAAAGTTTCAAAACCCGTTGGTGCACCGCCCAAGGATAACGCACCGGTGCCGGTTGTGGTTGTGGTCTCTTTTACTCTCTCGTTAAGTACTAACGCCATTTAGCCTCCTTATGCCAATCTTATAATTGCTGTGCTCGTTGCTGCTGCTGGAAACTGTATAGTAAAAGTTCCTGCAGTAGTTGTAAAATCCCCACCAAAATCTAACCAACAAACTGCATTTGCACTAGCACTGTTTGCAGCGCCACTTGATTGATAGATAAGCGCAAACTTTGCAGTAATAGTAGCTGTAGTGAAAGATGTGTCAGCAAAATCTATAAAAGCTGTTGAAGCAGACGATCCACCAGTTACACCATTGTTAGTTAAAGTATTACCACCACTAGTATAGTTGGTACCACTTGCTTCGTTAGTTGTATCAAATACAGAGTCTGTTGCTGCTGCAGTTCTAGATGAGGTATACAAAGCTATTTTATAAGTGTCGCCACTTGATTGAAAATTGTGGTTGCCTTTTAACAACTGATCTTTAAAAACATTACTAATTATATTAGCCATATATATTCTCCTTAAGGTTGTTGAGAGGGTAACGGTACCCTAATCGTTCCATCCATATAATCATCTCTTCTTTTTTTACCCATTTGCTCTTGGGCTAAAACTTGTAGCTCTGTTTGATAACTTTGAGTATAAACATTAAGCATATCAGCAGGGCCTTTTAAAAATTTAAAAGCTTCTACAAGGCAGGCATATAACAATAATAAAGGTGCATTATTGCTGACCCAAGTAGTAGTGTTACTTGAAGACAATCCTGTTGGTTGCGCATAATACGCTAATTCTACAGTATACGTTGCATCGGGCGCTGGAGCAAGTAATATTGTGTCGTTATCCCAATTTGCATAATATTTAGGTGTTCCGGTAGTTGTCCTGTTTGGTACATATTCATTAATAAAAGAAGAATCTTTTTTTTCTAAAGTAACCCGTATATTATCAGTGCCAAATATTTGCACATATCTAACCGCTGCAAAAAGTTTTGGTGTAGCTCCAGGCATAGCTACAAACGGGTCTCCTGTTGTTAAACTAGCTGTTTTATATTTCTTAAATACATCTAAATCAATTTCCCTAAATATTTTTAATTCTGCATGTTCTATAATATCATTAACAATAGTGTCTGTTAAAACATTGCTATCGGTTTCAGTGTAGTCTAGTATTTGTTGTTTTAATTCCGCGTATGTTGTCATGCTACTATTGTTGCCGGTCCAGCGTAAGATCGGAAACCCCCTCCTGTTATATTACCAGTTGTTGCTGTGTCTGTTGAAACTGTAAACGTATACGTATTTGCATCGACTACTGTTATTGTATATCCTGCAGTTTTATTTAAATTTGTTTCTACTATACCATCAAAACTAGTAACACCATAAAATCTAACTGTATCACTACTTGCTCTACCGTGTGTGGATTCTGTTACTGTTATAGCGCTTGTGCCAGCAGTTCCTGTTTTAAAAGAATTGTCTTTTAACAAATTAGGTACAGCAGTTTCAGTTCTATCTGTTCTCGCGTCTCGCAATGCTTGTGCATCTACTTTATGGTCTTTTCTTTCTATCTGTGGGTGTTTAGCTTCAAACTCAGATATGTGCACTAAAGAACCATTCCATTCTTTTACCATTTCTTGGTATGGAAAAGCCATTCCACTTCTATCAGAAATAGCTTTAGCTTTTTTACCTATTGCAAAATTAGACATTACTATAATACACCTTTGGAGTTATATAAGTGCTGGTAGAAGAACCATCTTCTGTTAAAGCTCTATTTAATTCATCTTCATACAACATTTTATTTTGTTGTACTAATTGTGGATTATATTTTTGACACAAATAGTAAGCTAGACCTGATACCATGCACGGTACAAATCTATAAGGTAAATCAGTTGCGTTAGTATAGTCTCCAACATCCTCTATTCTTTTTACATAGTATATGTGCATGTCAGCACTAGCTGATGTTGAACTAGGCACCGGATAAACAGTTACAGTAACCCTATCTATAAATCTTTGCACATAATATTGTGTTGGTGTGCCTGATGATAGTTTATTTGATAATGCGGAATAAGTTGACCTATCAATTTTAGTCATAGCAGTATCTGCTTGATTACTAGCAGTTCTGTTAGTTCTATGTGTTGCTTCTAAAATATCATCGATACCATATATAGTAGAATCAACTTGATTAGTTGTTGCTTGTGCACGATTAGAATCAGAAGTGTCGTCTGCGGCACTTCTAAAAAAATGATACTCAGCTTGGTTTTCTACTAAATCAATATTAGTTTCTTTAAGTTCCCAATAATGTAAACCTCTGTTAGCCCATTCTTGAAACATTATATTTAAAGAACGTCGAGCTGATTTAAGTTGATAACCAGTTAAATTTTGAATACCTACACGCTGGTATGCTTCTTCTATTATTTCTTCAATAGAAAAAGTTTTATCGAACGTTGCTGTTCCTGAAGTAGTGTTTGGCATATGCTACTCCTATTAATAATTTTTAAGCCACTCACATGTAATGGTTGCACTG